CGCAGTACAAGGTAACGCAGACGTTAAAACAATGTTAGCACTAAAGATCGCAAAGGATGCTGGGTTAACTGCCGGACTAGATCCTGCTTCTACTTATGGATTAGCAAAAGGTATTGTAACCAATCCAAATACAACTGCGCAATTTACTAACATGTCTATTCGTAGCTATGTGTTTAACTTTAAACTTATTGCTGATTCGGCCGACGATTCAAAAGAGATTAAAGAGATTCAACAATTCTTTAGACATAATATGTATCCCGAGCCAGGACCTGCTAACTATATTCTATCGTATCCCGCAAAGTGGGAGATTAAGTTATATACTAGTCAGGGCACCGAAAACATTTATTATCCAAAGATTCATGAGTGTTTCCTTACAGCGTTTAACACTAACTTTAATGCCTCATCACATTTACATTTTGCTACTGGTGCTCCAGTTGAAGTTGATATTTCTCTTACGTTCCAAGAGACAAAGGTCCTCAACAAGAACGAAATCATAAGCGGAGAGAATCTATATGCTTAATTTCTTTCGTAAGTTTCCACTTACATCTTATCAGACCGATTATAAAGATCCAAATTCTAAACAGGTTGTAGTTGATCTATTCAGAGGTATCAAGGTTGATATTGATAAGATCGATAACGCTAATGCGTATATTTTGTATGATATTCAAGATGGTATGAGACCCGATCAGGTATCGTTTGAATTGTATGAAACACCCGAATACTTTTGGACTTTCTTTTTAATTAACGAACACCTTCGAGCCGGATTACATAACTGGCCTAAGAGCTATAATCAGTTAGTTCAGTTTGCTGAAAACAAATATAATAGACTTGTTGTATTACCCGAAACAAAAATAGGATTCGATGGGCTAATAGAACATTATGTTGCGACCAAGGAGATTGAAGTTGGATCTACCATAATAGGTACTGCCTCTGGTACTACAGCAACTATTGATGCTATTGACGCGTCTTTAAACCATTTATATCTTACCAATGTGAATGGCACGTTTTCTAGTTCAGATAATCTTTTTTTACAATCAACCAGTGAAAATTTTCAGAATAATTCTCAATACAAAATTAGCTTCATTAATGAGATTAATGCACCACATCATTATGTAGATACATCAGGGAATCGTGTTGAACGCATTCCATTTAATGAATCAGATTCGAACACATACATACCAATAACAAACTTACAATACGAAGAAGACGAGAATGATAAGTATACATCTATTCGTGTACTTACTCCTGGAATTGTAGATACCTTTGCCGAAACATATAAGACAGTAATCAATGCCTAAACAACAAGGTCAACATAAAACAAATACCACCGCAGTAAATCCTTCATCCTATCGGATGCAGGTAATGTTATATTCTGCGAATGGTAAAGAGCGCGATATTACAGCGTTGGTGACGTCATATGTTGTTACTGAATCTATCTTTCAACAGACACTCATAGCTGAGATTGATTTGAATGATGCTGTGTCTATGATGGAAGACTTAAATATTACCGGTAACGAAAAGATTACGGTTATCATTCGTCGGCAAAACTCTAAAACAAAATCGCCAATTACACTACAACACGATTGGCATGTACTTGATATGCCACTCTATTCTCGCATTAAGCCTGACTTACAGGTTTATAAGTTTAGATGTATAAGCAACTTTGGTCTTATCTCTAAATTTAAGCGTGTTGAACATGCTCAGATTGGTACACCTACCGAGATTATAGCAAGTCTTTATAAAGAGATTGGTGTTACGGCTGAGGTTAAAGACAATCAAGGCCTTGGTGTAATTAAATGGATTCCACCTCGTGTAACATATTCAGAAGCAATCGCAACGGTACTCAATAGAGCAGTTGCGAACAGTGGCGCACCATTCTTTGCTTATCAAGTCTTTAATGATTCAAATAAACATGTGATTGCATCGTATGATTCAATGGTTACAACCACAGAGTACGATCGATATTCACAGGGATTCTTTTATGGTAATGAAGCACAAACGGATGAAGACTATGAAGAGAAACGTAGACGTATTTTAGAGGTATCTTCCAATCTAGGCTTCTCGGCTTATAAAGGTTTAAAAGAAGGAGCATATGTTACGCGTACGCATGCACTTGATATCTCTAATAAGACCTATAAACAAATAGACTTTAATGCGTTTGATACTCCACCACCGATGATTGATGGATCTAAGTCTGAGATTGCTTGGAATAAAGCCTTTGATGTATCAGGTGTAAGCCCATCAAATCTAAAGGATACATTCAATATCTATGTTGCAACAAACGAATTAGCAATGGCCGACACTGGTCATCTAAACTTTTATCAGCATATGCCATATGTTACGGCTCGTAAGAACTCGGTCTATAAAAACTTAGATCAAATTGCTCATACAGTTCGTTTACATGGTGATTCAGAGTTATCGTCTGGATCAATCGTTGAATTAGCATTTCCAAAGAGTGGTGAAACTACTCCAGGTGCTGGCCGTGAGGTTGATAAATTGCTTTCGGGCAGATACCTTATCGTTTCAACCGTCCATACCTTTAATGGAGATGGATATTATACAACAATTAAAGTGAAACGTGATTCGGTTCATATACGATCTAAATAATGTAAGGGAGTTATAATATATGTCTTCGGGTTTTATGAAAAGCGAGTTTGTATGGTTCACCGGTGTTGTTGAAGACCGTGCTGATCCATTATTCTTGAGTCGTGTTCGAATCAGATGCTTTGGATTCCATACCGATGATCTATCTAAACTACCTACAGATCAACTTCCTTGGGCAACAGTAATGTTACCAACATCGAGTTCAGGCGTATCTGGTGTAGGACAAACTCCTCATGGATTAGTTGAGGGTTCATGGGTAGTAGGATTCTTTAGAGATGGCAGAGAAGCGCAAGATCCAATTGTAATGGGTTCAATTGCGGGATTAAACGTAAATGAAGCATTACCTGAAAAGGGTTTCTCAGATCCCAATGCATTATATCCTAAGAAGAATGATGATCCAATTGATAACTATCTTGGTGAGAGTGATGTACATAAAGCAGCACGAGGCGCCGCATCACGTCATATTCTAAATACCGAAGACATTCGATTTGGTGAAGTTGGTAAGGATGCGCAGACATTCAAAGATCAAGTACTCTTTGATGAACCATCTTCTCCATCTGAACCAGTGTATCCATTTAATCATGTATACGAATCAGAATCAGGTCATGTGTTTGAAGTAGACGATACGGCAGATAAGCAACGTATACGCGAACAGCATCGTTCAGGTACTTTCTATGAAGTACATCCTGATGGTACAAAGGTTCAGAAGATTGTAAAAGACAGATTTGAATTGGTGATTGGCGATGATTATGTAAATGTGAAAGGACAAGCTCGAGTTGTGATCGAAGGCGATGCCACCACTTTTATTAAGGGTAACTATAATGTAGAAGTTGCTGGCAATAAGACCGAGTACGTGTATGGTAATTTAACTCAGGTTGTAAAGGGTGAAGTTGCTGAGACTTATGAGAAGAGTCAAACCGTTCAGATTACAAACAATATTTCTGAAACAGTTGGTGGTAATCAAACAACGGCCGTTTCTGGTAATGTTGATATTGATGCAGCACGAATCGACTTGAACTAAGAAAAGGTTTATAAATAAAGCTATGAGTACAGAGATTCTATCAGATAAAAACACAGGTATTGCGAGAGCTCAAGTAGTTTCTCGTTCAAAGCCATACTCTGATTTAGACCTAAGATTTAAAGCACATCCTAACTTTGGTGATGTTGTGCCCGTAAAAGACATTGCTGCAATTAAGAATTCTATTCGTAATATTCTTTTAACTGATTATGGTGAAAGACCTTTTCAACCAGGATTGGGTAGTGGGATTACAGGTTTCTTGTTCGAACCAGTATCACCAGTTACCGTTGCTTTAATGAAACAAAATATTGTTAGAGCATTAAAGATTCATGAACCAAGAGCTCAGATTAGAGCATTAGAGATTCAAGATCGATCAGATGAAAACGCGTGGTTCATATCATTAACAGTACAGTTACAGAACGTAAGCGAATTAGTCGACGTCGAACTATATCTAGAGAGAATTAGATAACATGGCAAATATTAAAAACGTTACCGAATTAGATTTTGATCAGATTAAAGACAATCTAAAAGCATTCTTATCAACACAAGATAAGTTTGCTGACTACGATTTTGATGGATCAAGTATTAATATTCTATTGGACGTGCTAGCATATAATACACAATACAATGCTATGTTGGCTCATATGAATGCTAATGAAGCCTTTCTAGATTCTGCTCAACGGCGATCTAATGTTGTTTCTCATGCAAAGTCATTGGGTTATATTCCATCTTCTGCACGTGCAGCAACAGCATATTTAAGAGTTTATATTAGAAGTGATAATACTGGCCCAGCACAAATTACAATGCCAAAGGGTACAGTCTTTACTGGTTTGATTGGTACTACTCAATATACATTTGTAACGAATCAATCATACACAGTAAATAAATCTGCTCTATTTGATTATACATTTAATGTCCAAGCAAAACAGGGTTCGATTAAAACAAATACTTTCCGTGTTGATGGCAATAACGTTCATCAGAAGTTTACAATTCCAGATACGATGGTTGATACATCTACGCTTTTAGTGCGTGTACGTCCATCAGTAGCATCAACCGTATATACAACATATACTCATTATGGTAATATTGTTAATTTAACAGCTGATAGTAAAATATACTTTGTACAAGAAAATGCAAACGGTGAATACGAGATTTTCTTTGGTGATGGTGTAATTGGATTCAGACCTGATGCTAGTAGCATTGTTGAAGTCGCATATGTTTCAACGGCTGGATCTGAAGGCAACGGTGCAAAGTCATTCTCAATTAACTCAACCGTGAATGGTTTAACAGTTACTTCAGTCACAAACTCAACTGGTTTTACTCGCACACAAGACGGTGCTGATAAAGAAGATATAGATTCAATTCGATTCAATGCACCACGTAGCTTTGCATCTCAGAATCGTGCTGTAACCGCAACCGACTATGCAACTATCTTAAAATCAGAATATGACTTTATTGAAGACGTAAGTATCTGGGGTGGTGAAATTAATGAGCCTCCTGTTTATGGTAAGGTTTATATTTCAATTAAACCATTTGCTAGCGAGTATCTTTCACAGGTTACAAAACAAACAATTAATAATTTTCTTTCAACGAGAAATATTGGATCCATTACAGCAGAAATTGTAGATCCTAACTATACATTCCTTACTGGTAATATTTTATTTAAGTATGATCCAAACTCAACAACTAGAACTCAATCACAATTGGAAGCTGCAGTACGTACAGCCGTTCTAGAATATAATGATAAGTATCTAGAAAAGTTTGATGGTGTATTACGTTTCTCTAAATTATTAGAAGCAATTGATGACGTTGATCCTGGCATTCTAAACTCTTATGCTAGATTAACCATGCACAAACATTTAATGCCAATTCAAGGTGTGGTTACAGATTATAAACTACAATTCTGCGCCGGCATTTATATTACTGATAGTAATGAAGTCGTTATGTCTTCAAGTGAATTTACATATGGTGGATCTTCTAACGCTGTCTTTACTGACGTTGCGGATACTGCTGATTTACCTAACAGAACAATTAAAATTATTAACAATATTACAAAAGCTGTACTCTTAGAAAATGCTGGTAAGATTTATGTGAATGAAGGCAGAATTGAATTAACACAAATTAAATTTGATTCATCTACGATTGTAAAAATCTTTGTCGAACCTGAATCAAATGACATTGCTCCAAAGTTTAATCAACTAGTTTCTATTGAGAGCGACGATACACCTGGAATTACAGTTACTGGTGAGATTGACTTAATTGCTACATTGGGTGCAGTTGGTGCTGCTTCATACACAACATTCTCAAGACATAACTCATAATGACTAAACAATACGATATTGAGTCATCAAATATTGAGGGGTTAATCCCTCGACAATTAATTAACGACTCAGAAGCATTAATTGAATTTCTAAAAGAGTACTACCGTTATCTAAATCAAGATGGTGGTCCATCACAGGTTATTAATAACATTATCGCAAATCGCGATTTAGACGCGGCCGTTGATTCATTTGTTGCTTTAATTCGTAAAGAACTTGGCCAAGCTATGGTCAATGATATTGTTGCTGACAAGATTAATCTTTATAAACATATTACACAGTTCTATAATTCGCGTGGTTCATTAGATTCATTTCGTATTTTATTTAGACTGTTGTTTAATACAGAGATTGATATTTCTCTGCCAAAAGAAAAGATTCTTGTCGCATCAGATGGTAGATGGGTTCAGCAAACTAGCTTCTTTATTGAAGTTACTGAAGGAGATATCTTTGCACTATATGCGCAGATTATTAACCTTACAAATCCGTATACTGGTGGTGTGACCACAGTTGAAATTGAAAGAATTCGTCAGGTTAATGAATCAAACGTATATGAAATTTATATTCGTAAATCAGTAGTCTTATCACAAATTTCTGTTGGCGATATAGTTAACTACCTAGGTGTTAC